TTTTTGATGGGCAAGAAAAAAAAGATTCAGCAGAGATATTTTTTAATATTCCAAATCCAACAGACGCCGATCAAGAAAAATCTTTGATCATGGAGATCGTCAACGTCTTGGGGGAAACTGCTCATCTTACAGGCGAAGAATTAAAAAACTTCGTAGCTCGGTCAGATGGTACCATCTCGGAACAGACAAAGGTTGCATAAATTGTTCACAAAGACGCAAGCCAGATTTTTGTTATCATCAGGCAGGGGAAAAGCGGAGCGGTTTACTGGGAGAAATGGCTTTTGTTGGTTGCCCTGCTTTAAAAATTTCCGATCTGAGCCGAGCTATATACGAAATACATTCTCTCTCTCATTCGGTGGAGGGATCTTTTTACAGGCGTCATATTAGTTTTGATAAGATTAAAGAAATGCCAAGTATTATTGCAGAAGGTTTTGACGTTATTGCAGATGAAGCTCATACAATTTTAAGAGAACAAGCGGAAAAAAATGGCGGTTCAAAAACAGAAACTTGAAGTCATTGCAAAACTGAATGATCAATTTTCCAGTGGCATGGCAAAAATTGATAAGTCGGTCAGCAAAACTTTTTCTGATGATCCCAACAAAAAAGGAAGTTTACTATCTGGGATAAATAAATCAATATTGGCTTGGGGAGCAGGTGTTATTAGTGTTGCCGCTTTCGGTAAAGGCATCATGTCAGCTTTTAATTCTGCAAAAGAATTTGAGCAATCAATGGCAGACGTTGCCGCAATTACTGGAGCAACGGGAAAAGATTTTGACAACATGTCAAAACTTGCCAGAGACATGGGAGCTAAAACGGCGTTCTCAGCTAACGAAGCCGCCGAGGGTATACAGTTTCTCGGAATGGCAGGTTTCGACACTAACGAGATAATGACGGCCTTACCTGACACTTTGAGTCTTGCATCTGCGGCAGGGATGGATTTGGGAGCGGCGGCAGATATATCAAGCAATATCTTGTCGGGTATGGGAATGTCTGCTGATGAACTTGGAGTAGTTGTTGACCAACTTACTCAGGCGAGCAGAAACGCCAACACAGACGTTGCTCAACTTGGGGAGGCGTTCAAGATGGTTGGCCCGACAGCCGCCTCAAGCGGAGTAGAGTTTGACGATGTAACAACTTCTCTTGGTCTATTGGCAAACGCAGGGTTGCAAGGATCAATTGGTGGAACATCTCTCAACGCCGCAATGCGATCAATGATCAATCCAAGCACCAGAGCCGCTAAAGCCGCAGAAAAACTTGGCGTGACGTTTGTCGATGCAACAGGCAACATCAAACCAATGCGTCAAATTATGACCGAATTAGATGATGCGTCAATGACTACCAAGCAAAGTTTCCAGATCTTCGGCGTTCAAGGTGCGAGGGCGATGAACGCATTGAGAGCAAGCGGAGTTGAGGCGTTCGATAAACTTGACGCAAAAATAAAAGAGTCAGGCGGCGTTGCTGAAGATATGGCAAAAACTCGGTTGGGTTCTTTGAGGGAGCAATGAAACAACTCAACTCGGGGATCTCAGAGTTTTCAATTTCAGTTGGTGAGCAAATGCTCCCTGCGGCCAATGCAATCATCAATGACTTTTTAATCCCTGCGGTTCAAAATACAAATAATTTTGTTCAATCGTTTGGTGGTTTTGGTGAGATGTTTAAAGCAACCAAAGAGTTGTTTGTTGCGTTTGCGAATACAGGTAAGAACATTTTCAATGAATTGTTTTCTTCTCCAGATTTTGCTGAGGAATTTCTTGGTAATTTAGTTGGTCTTTTTAAAGCTGGGGCAGAAATGTTTGTCAATTTCCATAATGGTATGACAAAAATTTGGAAGGAGGCTGGGAAAATTATTTGGGAGCCTTTCAAGCAATCATTTTTGGCTTTGTGGGATTTTATAAAAATGCCATTAGTCTCTGGGATTAATAATATAAAATTAATGTTTGTAAAAGGTGCGAATGCGATTATTGAGGAATTTAATAATCTCGGGGAAATCTTTGGCCTCACTATAGATAAAATTGATTTTACACCTATCACTGTTGACGCTCCAAAAACATTCAAGGAAAGATGGGCTGAAGGAACGGAAAATGTTGGCAAGGGTATTGATAACATCAAAAATATTGCCAGTGATATGGTTGTTACTTTTGGAGAAGATGCCGACAGGGTTGTGGGTGCGATGGAAAAAACGGTTGATTCTGCAAGTCATTTGGTTGATAAGGATCTTGAAAAAATTATTGAAAAGTTTACCGACACTACAACCAAAATGGAAAAAGACGCAGGTAAAAAGGGCGAGGACATAGGGGAGGAGTTGGGAACTAAAACAACAGTTACTTTTGAGGAGTATTTGCCGAAGCCAAATTTCTTTGTGACAAAATTTAATGTCGGGAAAGAATTATTGTCATCAATGGACGGGGTTCTTGGAGATAAAAGGAAGGGGTTGGGTTCTATCGTAGGAGGTTCGTTCAAGGCGTTAACGTCAGGGGGTTCATTCAAGCAGGTAATCGGTCAAGCCGCAGGTCAGATTGGAACAATGCTTGCAGGGCCGATTGGCGGTTTAGTTGCAGGGGGTCTTGCCAAAGCGATTTTTGGAGGAACCAACAAGGCCAAACGAGCAAAGAAAAGAGCGGCGTCTGATGTTGGATTAATACAAGATTTATTTGAATCCGCAGGTGGAGACGTTCGGAATATCTCAGGCGAAGAATTCAATACTGCGTCAGATATTTATAAATCAAAAGGTCTTGATGATCATCAGGCAGGGATTCAGTTTCAGAAGAAACTTATGGACGCAGGGATGAAACCAGAGGCCGCAGGGATTCTTGTCAGGAATATCTTGCCTAAGTTGGTATCAGGTCGGCCATTAGGAGCAAAAGAGGTTCGTATTGTTAATCAGGCGTTGACCAATCTTGCAGTTCTGGAGGCAATCCGAGAAAACGAGGCAACAGAAAATCAGGAGAAGTTCCGAGAAAAAGTTGATGACCTTGCGGCATCGGGTGGATACAAAGCCGCCGCAAATGGTTATGATGGAATGGTTTCAAAGCCAACATTGTTCTTGGCAGGTGAGGCAGGTGCAGAGCATGTAAACATTACACCATCTTCAAGAATGCGTGGCGGTTTTTCGGGAGGCGGTGGAGGGAACATGAACTTCAATTTTACGGTTCAAACAATAGATTCAAAAGGCGTTCAACAATTTATTGAGAATGATGCAAAAGATTTTATGATAAATGTTTTACAACGAGAATCGGCAAGAGGTCGATCAGTTCTATATGATACGGGCGTTGTTACCGATCCAGACGTTTAAGGAATTAAATGGCAAACTCAAGATTCTTGTACAATATGGACGCTTTTGATGCGGCAACAGTGACGCATAGTTCTGAGGCAAATACCGATCTGGTTGCAGAGAATGTTTTGCATGATCATATTGCGAAACTTTGGAGAACAACAGGCAAGTCATCCGAATGGATTGTTTTCAATTTAGGCTCTGCAAAAAAGATAACTTGTTTCTCGATTTTTTCTTTTAACTTGACCAGTTCTGCAACGGTTACGTTGCAAGGCAACGCATCAGATTCTTGGGGATCTCCGACATACTCTCAAGCGTTGACAATTCCAACAGATGCTGACAGTAATGTTATCCAGAGAATTGTTTTCTTTTTGGATCAGACGTTTCAATATTGGAGATTGACTCTTGCTGATTCTGGAAACGCCGCATCTTATCTTGACATCGGCAGAATTGCCGCAGGGGAATACTACGAGACGTCAAGGAATATCGGACAAAGTTTTAGCATCACAATGTTTGATCCAAGTGAAGGCAATCCCGTTGCAGGGAGACAAACATTTTACCGAAATAGAAACCGATACAGAAGGGCAACGGTTTCTTTTAATCTTCAAGATCAAACTCAAACAGATAAACTTTCGGCAATAATGGAAAAAGTTGGGAACTCTCGACCTTTGGTTTTGTCTTTGGAGCCAACAAACAGACCAAGCAAGGATTCAATGTATTGTTACCTGAGAACTC